GGACAAACGCGATACATTGAGTCGGTATACGGCATGAAGCCGCTGGCTCGCTATCGCAATAAGAACGGCACGCGCCAACAATCAGCGAAAGCGCTGATGTGAACAAGGAAAGAAAATGAAAGTCGTAATTGAAACCCACATTGAATGTGGGGAACGCACTTGTGCAACAGAACCGGGTAAGTTTTGCCACAAGCTGGGAACCAAAAAATTCGGTTCGCAGCCATGGTGTATGCTGTTTGATGAACAGCTGTTCGAACAGGACGGCTGGGTTCAGCGGTGTAAACAGTGTGTGGAAGCAGGAAAAGAAGCGACAGCGGGATGACGGCCTAATGGATTACTTTAGTTAATAGTTGATGGGCTGAAAAAGATAACCGGAGAATGACGATGGCAAACGGAAAATGGGGCTGGATGATCGGGAGACGTTTTAGTTTGGGCACGGTTTTAAGCGTATTCGGTGAGGCTGCGACCGTAGTGCGTGGTGATGATGAGTTTAGGATTCTCATCGAAGAATTGCTTGAAGAAGATTACAAGGCGCTCGACAGATACGAAAGAGATTTGAACGAAGCGTGGAACACTGGCGATGGCGCATACCGGCCATAACGACGGGGAGCTGAGCATGACCTATGCAGAAGAAATCGACACTCTCCGCGCTCGCGTGGCGGAGCTAGAAAAACGATTGGCCGCCTACGAGTCGCAGGAGCCAGTGGCATGGCGACTGTTCGACGGTGAGGGCGGGTGGTTGTACACCGAAGATGAAGATACAGTGGAGAAATGGCACAGGTATCACGCCGAGACCTATGCAGACTGGATAGAGCCGCTATTCACCAAAGCGACCGATAAAGTCGGCGCTGATACGGCAGCGTATGACCTCAGCACGTGCCCAAGGTGCGGCGGCCCTGCCGATAACGGTCACGATCGTTGCGTGCCGCCATCGCCATATCTGTGCACAAGGTGCACTGAAACGTTACAAGCAGAAGAAAATCTTAAAGAAAAATGGGATATTGCTGTTGAAGTTGCACGCGGAAGAATGCCTGAAGGCTGGGTTCCGGTAGACGCGCAAGTAATACTTGCCGTGCAAAGGAATATAGATACGCTTATTTTTCCTACAGATAAGCCTGTTGCTATCGTGAAAGAGCAGATGATAGGTGGTAACCCAGGCATTGCAACACATATAGTCGAGATTCAAGACCCGACGCGCGATCCTTTGCGGGCCGGAACACTGTTGTACACGCATTGCAGTACTACCATCAAAAACGTACGCCAATGTGCTTGCTGTGGCGCCGAATGAGTGGGAGTGGTGAGAGGTTATGACGATTAAAGAAGAGCTGGAGCCAGAATACCCCGCAATGAATGAAGAGATGATCAATAAGATGTTCGAGCCGGGGTGTTTCGTTGTGCTGCATCCCGGGAGCAAACACCCAGACGCTGGCCGTGTCGGCAAGATCATCAGCCGCAATGGCAAGGAAATGCTGGTCGAGTTCTTTTCCGACGAACTGATCGGCAAGACAGACTACAGCATGATCCCGTTCGGACACTGGTTGCCCGTCGGTGATTTTATGGTAGAGGAATACGAACCGCGGGTCAAAAAGCGAGGGTGGCGCATCTCCGAAAAAGGCATGCGGTTTTTCCATCAACTCGGCTGGGAGTACACAGCCGCCACCGAGGGCAAGGCATGACGGCCGAGCAGACCATTCGAGACGTGGAGATGATTGCCGGCAATGGGATCGGGTGAAATGAAGGTGATGTTACAAGCTAAAATCGAGTGGTCTGACATTGAAGCCATCGAGAGCGCATTAGGGTCGGCGCACGCATTCGAGATGGAGCCGCCTCAGGACATAATCGAAGCAGTGCTGAACCACTACGGCATTGCCGTCACGTCTAAACTGGGCGAGCCAGTTGCCAAAATTCCTTTAATTGCCGTCAGCTCAGCGACGACCGGACCTTCATAATCCACATGACGTTGATATTGACCGGCCGTGTCTCGCCGGCGCTTTCACCGACTGTCGAAGATCTTCCCAGCGTCGACGGGGTGCTTGTCCCAGGAATTGTCATGCCGTGCCATTGAGTCGAATTCTCCGCGCGTGCAGGGAAGTTATCGGCTGTCAGCGCATTAGCTCCTCCGCTGGTCGAGAGCGCGGCGTTCGCAAATTCGTGATGGAAATGCGCCTTCATAGCGCTCTCCTGCAGCGTTCCAACATTGTCCCCTGCAGTGCCATCGCCTCGATTTGTGCGGGCCGCGGCATCGGGATCCCGGCCTATACCATGACTCCATCCGCGACAAAAACGCCCGCGCATGTCGCGCAGATTGAACGTGGCGCCGCTACCGCCGTACCGATACCCTAGCACGGTGAACAGCTCTGGATATTCGGCGACCAGAAGGCTTCGTCCATCCTCTTCCATCCATAGGCCGTTCGGGACGATCTCTGTTGGCCACGGTATGGATGATCCAACCGGCAATCCACTAGACGCCACAGCTAGCGCCTGCTGCGCCAGCTCTGCAACGATCCGCAGTGCATTTGCCGTAGCAGCTACGGTGCTGTCGAATGAATCGATATCGTCGTAAAGCCGCACGATGCCGGGCTCTGACTCGGTGGCCTGCCGCACCGGCGTAATGATGTCGTCGACGGTCCACTGCTGGCCGCTGGATGGATCGGTCAGTGTGAATTTGTACTCAGTCTCAGTATTCAGCCAAGGCACAATGACATTACCGGACACCTCGATCTCGCCCCTGTCGTTGAGGACAAATGATGTCCCGGCTGGGGTGCCCGCTTCATCGAGATACAGCGGCGCTGGCGTCGTTGTGCCGGCCTGGAAAACCGTCAGCGTGCAGCCATTGGCTAGCGCGCCGTTTTCGCGGTGGAAGTGCGGCGGGAAGGTGGCGGCGGGGATGTAGGCCATATCTCTGCTCTCGGCGTAGAATCGGGCGATCAGCCCCTCGTGGATTCGGTCATGACACCGTGGGTCATTGCGGCTTTCCTGCAGCCATTGTTCGCACTATTCCTGCAGCGCTTCGTGTTTGATCCTGCGACACGCTGGATTAAGCGGCGAATCCCCGACGGCAAGTTCAAGGCGCTACTCCTGCGCCGCATATACTGACGGCGCCACCCCTGGCACCCGCCGAACAAGGTCGGCCAGGCGGTTCGCCACCGGACCCTGGCGGCCGGTCAGAGCGCTCGCCATGATTTTCTGGCCTATCGGCGTGTACATGATTGCCGGGGATGCGGCGAGCGCAATGAGCGGGTTGGTCGCCACTGCAGCGACCGCACCGACATTCATGATTCGTCCGGCAGTGCCGGAATCGGGATACTTCGTGCTGAGACGATTCTTGCCGGCCTCTGACAGGTCTTGCATCAGCGCATCACCGCGCGCGAACCGCGACTTATCCTTGCTGCGATCCAGCGCCTTGACGGCGCTATGAAGCTGTGCCGGCGTGAAGTCGCCACTTTCCGCGCCCAACGATGAGGCGGCGCGCTGCACGCGCTTGAAGTTCGCCCACCCCTTGTTCGTCCGCTTGAGCTGGTCGACAACATCGGCCGGAGCATTTCTCTCCATCCAACTGCGCAGGGAGCGCTGCGCCTCATCTAACGCCTCTCCCAGCGCGCGCTGATCGGCGTCAGCGCTCTGCATATACTTGCCGGCGATCTGGCCGAGATTGCTTTCGGCTGCCTTGATGCTCTCGCCAGTCAGTCGCCCCTGGTCAATTCGGTCGACAATTTCCTGCTGAATTACCTTGATGAACTGCTCCGACCGATCCTTTGGCAGTACGTCAGTCATGCGCGCGAGCCGAGTGATCTCCTGATCGAACTGGTTGTCGATCTGCAGGGGACCGAGTCGGTTGGTGATGTCATCAAACGACTTTGAAAGCTGGGTGTGCGCGAAATCAATCGCCTCGCGCCCCGCCAAACCCTCCGGCAATCGCTGCTTGATCGGTCCGAGCACTCTGTTAATCGCGGCCCGACTGAACTCGCCTTCCGCACGCTTGCGGCCGGCTGCGATTGCATCGCCGAGCACTGGCGTACTCATTGCCTTTTCTTCGAGCCGCGCCACCGGACCGCCAATGATTTGACCCGGCGTCGGGATCACACCCTCGTCCATCAGCGCGCGAATCTCTGGCGCCACCTTCGGGCTGATCATGCGGCCGACGCCCTGCGCAACCTTTTGGCCGCCGGCGCCAGCAGCAGCGCCGGCTGCAGTGTTCAGCGTGCGTGAATCGCCCTCGCCGACCGGCTGCAGCGCGCCCAGCGCCCCGCCCGCAAGCGCCGCCCCGCGAAGTGTCGTTGCCGCCGGCACAGCGGCGGTCATCGCGATGTTGCCGGCAATGTTCCCGGTGAAGCCGGCCGTCGTATCGAGCAGCGGCGCATCGCGCTCGGCCCGCTCATCGGCCTCTGCCCGAAGGCGAGATACCGTATCGTCACCAACCAGTCCAACGGCATTGCCGGCCTCTGCGCCAATCTGCTTGATGCCATGACCAGCATCGGCAAACGCCTTGCCGACGCCGGCGAGCGCCAGCTCTGCAGTCGACATGCCTTCAGTCGGGTTGTACGTTGGCGCCGGTTGTGCGTCGGGCGTCTCTGTCTGCTGCTGCGGATATCCCGGCTGCCGATCGAAGAACTGCGCGCCAAGCTGCTGCGCCTGCTCCGGTGTCGTACCCTCCGGAACCTCGAAACGAGCGACGCGGCCGTCAGGAAGCTGATAGCGGGCAACTGGCATCACTCAAACCCCAAGAAGCGCACGCCGGCTGCAGGCTGTTGCTGCTGGTTCGCCTTAACCTGCGCTCGGATCATGCCGTTGCGAGCAATGTCCCGAAGCTCATTCAGCGCGGCGACGAACCCCTCTTCGCTCTGCGCTCGGCTCAATCGCGCTATGGCCTCGGTTGCTTTTCGGCCCTCTACCTCGGTGATCTGCCCGCCACCTTTCAGCGACTCGAACGCCTCCAGGAATGCCTTCCCACCAATCTGGTCCATCAGTACCCGGAAGTCTGCTGCGTCGGTACCGGGAATTGCGGGTAGCACACTGGACATGCCCGTGGAGATTTTTCGACCAGGGTGACTAATCGCCTTGTCGAGGAGCGCGATAGTTTGTTCCGCCGTCGCGATGATCTGCGGGAGATTCACTTGCGCCTCGGCCTCGGCCTTGCTGGTGACCTTGGCCGCCTCCTTCGCACCCGCCACTGCGGCCTGCGCATTCGGATCGATCGCCACCGGCAGGAGCTGCCCGCCCTGTTGGCCCTGCAGCGGCTCGATTTCTCCGCTTCGTGCGTTGAATCGGTAGAGGCCGGTCGATGTCTGCAGCGGCGTGAAATAGGGCGAGCTGCTCGAGCCGCTCTGGCGCTGCTGCAGCCATTGCTGCTGCTGCTCCGGTGTCAGGGACTGGAAGTACTCGAACTCCTGCACGCTGGCCGGCGCAGCCGCCGCCGTTGGCTCGCGCTCGACATAGCCCAGCGTGCGGGCGTAATCGAGCATGCGATCAGGGAGTCCGGCCAACGCTTCGGGATTGCCGGAAGCCAGCGCCTGACGCAGCGGCGCCGGGTCGGGGAATGACAAACCCTGCCGCCCGAATTCCTGAAAGCGTGCGTCGGCCAGCTGCTGGGCGCCTGCGAAGTCGCCGGCGTCGATCAGCGGTTTCAGCTCCATAGCCAGCCCGGCGATAGCCTGCCCGCCCAGTCTCTGGCGCATCGCCATTTGCTGCAGCTGGGCGGTCTGCTGGCTGGTCTGCGCCTGCTGCTCCCGCATATTGAATAGCCGATCCTGCCGCCGCGCCTGCTCTTCAGCCGCCAGTTCAGCGAGGGCATTTTGTCGCCCCTGCTGGAAGCTGCCATAAATGTTCGGCGTCTTCACCGACAACGCAATGAGAGGGTTAGTGGCCATGTTCAGCGCCTCACCAAGTGGAATCAGGGCGGGTCACCTCTAACCCCCTGTTTCGATTTCGATTGCGCGCGAAGTAATCGCCAAGGAAGCTTGCGCCCTGTTCCAGCGCAGAACCGATCGCATTGGCCCGGCCCACCGTGCCAGCAGCCTGCGAGTTGCCAATGCCCTGAATCAAGTCAGACAGCGCGTTACCGGCCTGCATGTTGGCGGATGCCGTCCCGGCTGCAGAATTCTGTCCGATGCCAGCGAGGCCGGTCAGACGGTTGTACTGAGAGTTGAGAATCTGATCGCCCAGCGCCAGATAACGATCCTGCAGGGCCCCTGCCGTGTAGCCGCTGCCGAGCATTCCGCGCGCTGCCTGGTTGGCCATAACGGAATCAGTCGCCTGCTGGCGCATGGCATTGTAGAAGGGATTGGCCATCACATAGTCGCGCTGGGCAGCCGGATCAGTCACCAGCGCCGTCAACGGATTGAGCGCGGACTGCCCGGCCTCTCGATATGGCGCCAGATCGTCGCGCGTCGTCTGCCACATTTCGCGCTGAAGGTTAATCGCCTGTTGCTGGGCGCGCGCCTGCTGTTTTGCGGCCTTATTGGCGCTGCTCGAGCCGAGCAGCCCGCCCGCAACCGTACCGACTACCGCTCCCCAATTCATGGCCTTATTTCCTCCAGCGCCGCGTAATCCGGCGAGATGATGAATGCCTTGATCTCGGCCAGATCAGCCACATTGTCTGGGTATGGATCATACGACATTTGAACCTGAAATAGTCACCCGGATGACGTCCGCCGTAGATGCGAACGCAACGATAGATCCGCCGGCAGGAATCACCTGCCCAAGCAGGCCGCTCAGGATCACCGATGCGCCGGCCTCGATATCCTCGACCCACACTGGGTCGACTGTCGCCGCCGATCCGGACGGCGCCAGTATGTAGACCGAGAGCGTTTCTGAGTTCGTCGAGCCGTTGAAGGCGCTGGCCATGCCGATCAGGCCAGTACCATTGTTCTGCTGGTACAGAATGTCCGGCGATGCGTCAGACGTGCCGTTGATCAGCACGTTGAGCGCCATAGAGCGCGGCGTGGTAGCCATGTTGTCGATCCTCTGGTGTATGGCGCCAATCTGCGCCAGCAAACTAGCGTTTAGCGTTGAAAGTGCCGACTCCAGATCGGCAAGATCTTCGAGCACGGCCCCGATCAGCGCCCCCGGGACCGATGGCGCCAGCTCCTCAATGATGGTGTCGCCCTCGTTCGTGACATTAGTGATGTACGTGTCGCCACCGGATGATTCAGAGCCGCCACCAGCCCCGCTTTCACCGCTCTCAACTGCGCGCCACAGCTGGAACACCACCCGCAACAGGCGCTGAAAAAAATCGTTCAGGGCCGGGTCGCGCGCGAATGCCTGCGGCACCTGCTGCGGAGGCTGGTTGACGCCAGTTAGAGGCGCCATCAGATGCCCACCTCCACGTCCGCGCTGGCCGCCATCAGGGTGCAGCGCACCGGGTCAGAGACACGGAACCGCACGATACGCGACTGAAAGCTGCCGAGACCGTGCCAGCTCGCCGATGCTAGGAAATCGCCCATCCTGCCAATCTGCCCCTGCATCTCGTTCGACCATGTTCGGCCTGCATCGTCAGAGAACGACATCATGATGATCGGATCTCTGCCCTGACCTGCGGCCAATCCGGTACCGGCCTCGAAAGCAAGCTCAAGGCGTCCCATATGCAAATCTCGCCCAGGCGCACCGAGCAACTGGCCATTAATTGGCGCAGTGACACGCTCGCGGATCATGGTGCGCGGCGGCGGATAGACAGGCGGTGACGCAACGTTCTCATTATTGAGCGGGATCGGAACGCCGTCCTCAGCGAACTCCGGCCGCATCTCCAGCACATACTGATCGTGGCCGATCAGGTGGCGGCCATAGCAGAAGGCGTAGGATGTCGCAATATGAGCGTCGTAGCCACTGGCCCGCTCAAACCACGCGCCAGACTGCATGCAGTAACACCATGTGCGGTTCACGGTGGGGAATGTCAGCTGATAGAAGTTCTGTGCATCCAGTGTGAAGCAGAATCCAATGGCGTTGTCGACCTTTGAATAACTGGCGAACTCCTGCGCTAGCGGGATGGTGCTGATCGGCTGAGCGTTGGCGCCGTTGAGCATGTAGACGTTGCGATCGGCGCCGAGAAAGAACACGCCGCGATCATTGTGATCGACCGAGTGCAGCGCGCCTAGCCCCACCTGAATGATGCCGCCATCGAGGCGAGCGAACGGCGGGTTGCCGGTGCCCGAGTTGTACCAGCTCTCAATGGTCGAGTCGCCCATCAGGTAGAGCGTTTGCTGGTAGACGTAGGGGCGGACCAGATCGTCGCCGGAGCTTTCGGCAGCGGCGTAGTTCAGTCCGTTGACGAAGGTCAGCTCGCCTGGGTTCGACACCACGAAGCGCGAGCCATTGCCGTCGTAGATTGCTTGGTTGTTCAGATAGGCAACCGCCTGCGGCTGCTCGAAGGCCGGGCTGAACGAAAGCGTCAGCGTGCGGCCGGTGTACTTATAGACCATGCCGCCCGTGACGATGACCATCTCGTCAGCGCTAGACGCGAATACGCACCGTTTTGAGCCGTTTATCGCGCCGATTCGGTAGACCTTGCCGTTAGGGTCGATGCGGTAGAGGCTGTTCCCGGAAACCTTGTAGAGCCGGTTCCGGAATATGTGCATGCCGCGGTCCTTGCCGGCTGGAAGCGCATGCCACGCCGTCACGACGCCATCATTATCTTCGTCGTAGGCAAGTTCGCCGAACACCGTCTGCGCAAAGTGGCGCGTGCCATGCGGCTGCGCCAGCACCGTGCGGTATGGCGACTCGCTGACCACCTCCGGCACCCAGTTGCGGCAGGTCTGCGCAGACACCGGCGGCGAACGGTGCCGATAGGACGGTCCGGTCAGCGGGATTTCAATGCGCGCCATGTCAGAAATCGCTCACTGGCAAAGGCGACTGATAGGTCGGGCCGAGCACATGGAAGATTCGCGCCTCAGCCATGGACGCCTGCGACGCCAGCCGCTGCAGCCGCTCATTCGAGATCGAGTAGTTGTCGACGCGCTGCATGGCGACAAGAACGGCGACCTCGTTGGCAACGCTGTCCGGCACATCCTCGTCGGCATCCCAGCCAACGGCGTCGATGTCTGCCAGCCTGCCGTAGGTCTCGAGGTATGCCGCCTCCATGTCGGCATCCTGGGCGGCGGTCATGGTCTGACCATTGGCGATAACGCCGAGCTTATTCAGCGCCCGCCACTTGATCTGCTCCTTCGTTGCCATCGCCGCCGGCCCCTTGCTGATCGTTGTTGCTGGCGGGCTGCTCACCGCCACTCACTGGCACGGCGGCGCGTGGGCGGCCCGGTTTGCCAGTGCTATCCACTCGCTGGAAATGCGGATTTCCATCGAGTTTCTTCACGTGGATCGGATTTTCAACCTCGGTAGAAATGTTGCGCGGGAATTTATACCCTAGGCAGTCACCACGCGGCTTGTCGCCAATGTATCGGAATCTAGTCATACCTGAAAAGGGGCGTTTCCGCCCCAAGCCTCACGCACGATGAATTACGGGACGTAGTACATGACCACAACGCGCACTGTACCGGCAACCGGAGTGGCGGCGGCCGTGGCAACGGTCAGAATCAGGTCGCGCTCCTCCGTGGTCTGGTGGCGATTGATCATGTAATTGCCGGTGGTGGCGCGAGCAAGGCCGCCGGCCTGCCCGACGTTGGTTCCGTCAATCAGCCCGTCCGGGTCTGCCGTATCGCCAAGATCAAAGGTCACGCCGGTAGCGCTATCAACGTCATCGCTCGCGATATAGGCATCGACGTAAATAGCGCCCTTGGGAATCCGGCCATAGATGATCTTGTCGGCCAGTTGCAGTTCGGCGGTAGTGACTTCGTGAGTGACATCGAGCACGCAAAGCTGCGGGCCGTCGCCTTTGAATGCGCGACCGGTGTAGCCGTTTGCGTAGGTAGTTTCGCCTGCCATGATTCGGTCCTCAAAAAGTGAAAGGGGCGCCCCGTCAGGGGCGCGCCATCAAAGCCTTATGAATCAGGCGTCAGGGACGCCAGCCACGTACACCGTCACCATTCCATTCTGCTTGTTGTTGAAGAACAACTTTTGAATATCGTGCTTCAACTCGACAGCGACACCCGGCTGAAACTCGTAATCATCTTTCTTGTCGATGATGATTCGCGGGCGCTGGCCAAGGCCAAAGCCGATCGCCTGCGCACCGCAGAGGAAGCACGGCTCAACCGGAATGCCGCCGTTTCCTGCCGTTGCAAACGCAGGCGATTCAGTCAGCAGCGTGGTGATCTCCGGCACTTCACGGATCAGCGTATTGTCGTGGAACAGATCGCCCGGCTGAAACAGCGGGTTAGATTTTCCGCGCTCCATGGCCATTTGCAAATTGGCCTGGTAGCCGGTGCTGTTGAAGAAATCACGATAGGCGCGCGAACCGACAAACATCACATGAAACTCGGCCGTGTCTTTCACGCGCACCGGCCGGATGCGGGGATCGGCAGTTTTTGCCATTCGCTTCGCGAGCGAAACCACGCCCATGGTCAGCGTGTCGGCACTAGCATCGATGTTGGCAAGCGCCGCCGAGTGGTCATTCGCAGCGTTGTTGGATCTTGCAGAACCAAACAGCACGCGGTCAGAGTTATTGGCGAGCCAAGCGTCCTTGACTGCTTCCGACGCATTGGCATAGTTCGAGTACGTGGTCCCATCGAACACGGCGGCCATGGCCTGGATGATGTGATTGCGCGTCAGCTCCATCGACCAATCCATCAACAGCGGACGCGCCGCATTCATCAGATCGATGTTCGGCTTTTCCAGCTCTTCGCGATCGAACTCGGCCGCCCAACGATAATAAGTCGGCTTGAGTTCGTGCGCGTAGTTCCCGATCTGCTCGCCGTTTCCGCGAAGGCGCGTGCTACCGGAAACACCCTGCCCCTTGAGCCGGGTGACCAGCGGAATGCTGATCTTTTGGCGCCCCTCTTTGATGACGATAGGCATCATCGGCGAGGTGCCGGTGTAGCGGCTGAATTGGTTGTTGCGGACGTACTCGCGGAAATAGTCCGACAGGAATCGAGTGACGACGTTCTGACTGTTGACAGCAGTGTTTGCCATGATCACACCTATGCGTTAAAGCGGTCCAACTATAGCCCGCCGAAGATATCTTCCAGCGTTTCATGAACTGCAGGCTGATTGGCTGCAGACCGCCTGGAAATGAGTTGCGGCGGATGCGACGTGCGCTTTGTGGCATTGAGCTCAGCTTCTTCACCTTCGCTGCGCTGTGCTTCCAGTTCGGCCATGACCTTGGCGCGTATCTCCGCCTCCAGCTTCGCTTTGTAGGCCTCAATGTCCTGCATCTCCTGCATTTGCTGGTGACGCTTGACATATTGGTAAACAAACTTGGCCGGCAGCGGTGCTGCGCGCATTTTCTGAACCAAAGAAGGATCGGCCTTTGCCAGTTCTACAAACTGCTCTTCAGCATCTTCGTAGTCCTGATGCTGATCCATCATGAGCTCCCGCGACATCTCGATGCGGTTCAGTAGCGTGCGCTGCTCAATGACAGATTCAACATAGTTAAAAGCCCCTTCCTGATCCTCGAAAACATCAGGCCGAGCAGGTTGCTTCGGTACAGCATCATTCAGCTGCGCCCGGAGTGCAGCGAGCTCCCGCTCCAACTCCTGCCGCTTGCGACGCTCATCGATCACCGCCCGTTTTGGGACCATGCCATCAGCATCGTCGTCGGGTTTCGTGCCCGGCTTCGACTTGTCAGTCAGTTGCGCTTCCTTGGCCGGCGTCGCCTCGGATTTATGTTCATCGCCCGCAGTGCCGCCGCCGCCGTCCTGTTCCTCGCCCTGCTCCAGCGCTTCGCCGGTATCGGTATCGAAGTCGGTGGCGTCGTCACCCAACACGCTTTCCAGACTGTCTATATCGGTCATGTCCCACTCCACGCCCGTCAGTGCGGCGGCCACATCATCGCCCGTAACCCCGGCGGCAGGTAACACAAATTGTCAGCAATTGACAATTTTTGTCAATTTGTGACAAAGGATAGCCAAAGCGCGGCCAATGTCAACACCCAATGCGCCGATAATGCCGGCATCGCGCGGGGATCACCTGGAGAAACAGAAAACAACCCCGCCAACCTACCCATTAAGCAGATCTCCAATCCCTGCGCGAAATGCCTCGTTTTCCAATTCCTGCGCCTCGGCCTCAGCCATCATCTTCCTGGCGCGCGCCATCTTCGCAAAGACATCCACCTCATCTTTCGGCTCTGGCGGCGCCGGCTGTGCGGGCGCATCGCCAACCCCCATGCCCGCCTCAGCCATCTTCGCTGCGGCGGCGGCCTGGTTTAGCTCCGCCCTCGATTCCTTCTCGGCAATCTCAGCAGCGGCCCCACGCATGGCGATCTCCTGTTGTTGCTGTTGCTCCTGCTGGCGCTGCGCCTTCGTCTGCTCGTCGCCATCCAGCAGGTCTAGCACGCGCTTTTTGTTGCGCATCGATGACAACTCAATCAGAGCGCGTATCATCTGCGGATCAGCACCGGCGCGCAGCACCTCGGCGAAAGTTTCGAATTGCTCCTGTTGCAGCGATACGGTGTCCGGCGACTCTTCGATGATGATGTCGACATCGATCTCGGCCACGTTGTTGCGGATCTCAACCACCTGCGCCAGCTCGGGGCGCTGCTGCATATACTGCTGCAACTCCTGCCCGTATTGCCGCCGAATCTGCGCCAGATCGAGACCGGTCTTTTGCTCGATCATCTTCTCGGCCAGCGTCACCGGCACATTCAGGCCAACCCACTTCATGGCGTCGTCGTTATCCGTAACGCGAACCCACTTCTGCTTTCCCCAAAACTGTTTGATGCGCGCCCATATCTGACGGTAAATGCGCCTCTTCCAATCGGAATGACGGGAATAAATGTGCGCCAGCTCAGTTAAGCCCCCCTGTTGGCGAGCCATGATCGCCCGCCCGCTTGCGGGGCCGTCGGCACGCCCGGATAACTCCGGATTCACGCCAACAGCGTCCATTTCTGCCTTGGCTTCTCGATAAAACGCGAGCTGCGCCTGTCCCATCTCGATATTGCGATCAATATCAAGCCTCTTCCCAGGCGCGATCGTGAGCCAGCCCTGAGCCTTGCGCAGTTCGCGGCTTGCGGCTTCCTTGTCTTTCACCGCGCCCTCTTCTGCGATCACTTGTGCTGACGACAGCAGATAAAGCGCCTTGCTGCGGCGATGATTGATTTCGTCTTGCGGGTCGATGAACCGCTGTATGTAGCCATAGCGGTTGTTATTGCGGTCGACGAAATCGCTCTGCAACTCCATCGGGCAGCACGGCACGCCGTCTGCATCGAGCAAATGGCTAACAACAGGCTCACGCAGCAACAAATCGTCCGTGTAGTAGACCAGCATCCATTTGCCGTTCTCAAGATACCATTCCTGATTGATGCGAACACGGTTTCTCGCCCTATTTACCCACTCCACCGGGCGATCATCAAAGGCGGTATCGAGCATCGACGTATTGTTGATGCGGGCGCGCAGCGCTTCGGCATGTTCCGGGAACAACCTGGCCGCCTCTTCGACATCCTCCCACGTGGTTATTCCGAAATAGGTCGAATCACTGAAATCCTTCTCGCGGCTGTGCGGGTCGAAATAGCAGCGGTCCCAGTGTGCTGGATAAATGACAACATCAAATTCGCCTTTTGCGTTCTCGACAACATCAACAATCGCGCCGGCATACCCCTCGACGATCTTCTCTTCAAAAACCTCAGTAGCGATCGCATCGAAATTGTTCGACTCCTCAACGTATCGCAGCGCATCCGTAATTGCGTCAGCGGCCTGCTCATGCTCAGGCGTGCGCGGGTAGGCGCGGGGATCGGTGCGACGGTTGATCTCAACGCCCATCAGCGCGTCAACCTTTTTCCCGACGAAATCTATAACGATTGGAGCCTGCTCACGATTGCGCAGAATCTCTGCCTGTTCCTCCGTCCACTGCTTCAAGTCGCGATAGTCGCGGCGTTGTTCTGCGCGCTTGCGCTCATCCTGAGTGAAATTGATGAAATCCTCAAACCGCTGGCTGCACTTATCGGCGCGACCATTGGCCTTGTCGTCGTCTGTCATCATGCTGTACGCCATGAATCATTACTCCTAAAACGCCGGCCCCATCGGTCGGTTAGCTCCTCTTGCGCTGGCGCCTTCGCAACCGCTCCCCATGTTTGATCGAGAATCATGCCAAACAGCGCGCACACGTCAACCTTGTCGTCGTTAGCGCCAAACGGGAATCGCAGCAGCTGCGCGATCAGGTCATCGCCCCATGGTGCGGCGAGGATGCGAACCTTACCCGATGCGGCCAGCGCCTGAAATGACCGAGCCATTGCCGCCTTGTTCTGCGTGCGCGCAATCCACTCCAATGAGCAATAGACGCGCCGCTGATTCATCCGCTTTTCCAAGAACGGTTCGATAGCCTTTTGAATCACGCCTTTTTCACCGGCCCACACAAGCGGCCTGTGTTTCTCGACAAGATCAATGCCACGGTCGATCCATTCGTCTGCGCGCGTTTGCCCGCCCCACCAGTCGAAAATCCACAGGTTTTCTTCGCTATCGATCCCGACGACGCCATGCTCTGTATAGTCTCCGGCACCTTCGCTGACGGCATAGTCAGAACACATGAAGACGTTCAAATCAGCAGGCAACTCATCGAGCGTGAATCGCGTGAAATCATCCGGCCTGAAAAACGCGGTTTCATCAGGCAACGGGTTTTGCAACATCTGAGCGCTAAATGTCGTCGGCCCCATCATGGCTCGCTTTTCGGCCAGCTCTGCCGGAGACAGGAAAACAGGATCGCCGTCCGCGCGGCCATTGTGCGTTGCTGCATGGATACGCGCGATTGCAGCTGACCGCTTCATCATCTCCGAATAGGTGTCGGCGTCGTGGTAGCGCGTACCGATGTAGCGCTCAATCCCTCCGCGAGTCCCCAGGTTGATCGACAACTCCCATGCTGAAGTGGTCTTTTTAATCATTTCTGGCGTATTCACGCTCTCGCGCGTCACAACGTCATCATAAACGCGCAAAAAGAAATGCTTCCCGGTTGGCTGGCCGTCGACCAACCCCCACGCCTCGACCGTCGCTTCTTTAGGGTTTGAGCGGCGCTTAACGATAATTCCCTCATCCTCTGACCATTTCGGCGCCTCTTTCGCTGGCTCGCTCCACAGCACGTCGGGGAATAGGGATTTTAAGAAACTGTTCCCCTCAAGCTCTCTTTTTATCTGGCGCAGAAAATCCTTAGCTGCTGGCCGCGTGTGCGAAAAAATGCCGACAGTAATTTCCCTGCCCCCCCAGTGCGGCAGAGGGTCATCGCCATGGGATGACAGGATATCTTGTATGGTCATGGCGAAGGTGATGATAGTCGACTTGTAGTGGTTACGCGCCCAAAGATCAAGGCGCCCATTAGGCAACGCCTGCACTTCGCGACATCGTTGAAACAGCCACGGATGTTCAACGTCCGGCCTCCGCAATGCGTACCGCAGCAGGAAGTAAAGATCCGTTCGGCAGAGATTTCGTAATCTTGCCCTCCTCAATTTCTCCGAGCACGCCTTCAATCCATCCAGCAGTGTCAGATATCGGTTCATGGGTATGTCGATGTTCATGCTCTACTTTCCCGCTAACCGACTTCTCACGCACCGTGTATCTGGCAACCGCGTTGAGTACTGCTATTGGATCGGCCTCGATCCATTCAGCAAAAAGCTCTGGCACGGTCATCCCGCGACGGCGCGCAACAATGGTCACGCCCTCCATCCATCCATTCCGGATGATCGGCGCAATGTCATGCTTGCCTCGCCTTGACATCAGCCCTCGCCCCCTCTGTTTTTCACCGCAATAGCCTGATCTACATTCAGCTTTTCTATGCGACGATTGAAAGCGAGCCGATTGTCAGCAGATCGCATGTCGTCTTGAAGGTACGTGACGCGCCCGGCTTCAATCTGCGGCAAGAAGATCAGCTCATCGAATGCAACATGCCTGCTCCCGCCACAATCAAGCCAATCCGTTGGCAGCCATTCCGCCGAAGTTGGCAGCAGTAATAATGGCGTCGATGCAACACGGCAGAAAAGAACCGGCTCATCGGCGCGCAGATCGCACCATGGTACATCATCAAGCCGGCTCGAAACGTCCCAATCGGACCACCCCCACCATGTCGCACCGGCCACATGCTCAGGCCACATCGCAGCGTAAGCCGGCCGCAGATCGCAAAGCTGGTGCCCTAGTTTTAGATCAAATCGTCGCCCGGTTACCATTTGTGCGCGCTGAGCAATACTCTCTCTGTCAGTCTCTATCCATATCAGGTTTTTCTCCTCGATCGGCGCTGGCTGGTCAGAGTGCACAACCCAGGTGACGCAACGGCCATGGCGCACTGACTCGAAGAACCAATGTGCATACCAAGGCAAAACACCTAGCCATGGCGCAAAAATAACGGCGCTCATCATCCAGCCTCAACCACCGCCGTTATGGTAAAGCTCTCGCCGGCCAATAGGTAAGCCGGCACGTCCATTCCGAATGCCCAATATTTCCACGTCGGAAGCGCAGGCAAAACACCAAACCCAATCGCGTCATTTGCAGTGAATGAGCCACCAGCGGAGACGGTATCACTGAACGCATAGGCGATTGATATGAGCGAGCTTTGTTCCAGCTCATCGAACTCGTCATATCGCATGAAAACCAAGGCGCTCCCGAGAGTTCCGCCATACTCCATGTGCACGTCCAGGGAAATGCCATGATTGGCCGGTGGTGGCGCCCAATTCAGCGACCCAAGAATCTGGGTGTATCCGTCCTCGTTAACGCCAGCGCCATACGTGTAGCCGCTTGTTACAAAACCAGTCGCAACAAATTCTAGCGATGATGGGTCTGGCGGCGGTGGCGGCGGTGGCGGTGGCGGTGGTGGTGGTGGCGGTAGCACCGCATCAATCACCGCATCCTCATAAACCGTCCGCACCAACATAGACCGAGACAACGTGCGGCCTCTATTGGTAGAAATCGCCATGCTGACGCGCGCAATACCAGTGCTCTGCGCGCCGCTCAACGTGAATGACAGATATTTTCCAGAAAATTCGACATTTGTGACCGTGACGCCACGCCCTGAGACGCTCGCCGCGTTTATGACCTCGTTAGGCGTCTCGCGAGTGCGCAGCAGCCGCACCCAATTGATCGTCACATCAACCTGATCGCCGCGATGAACAGCAACCGGAAACGTCGGCCGTGGCTGGTAGTGTGAAAGCGTGAAGATTCGACCGCGCGGCAGTGCCATAGCGTCACATCTCGTCAAGGTTGAATGCGCGCAAACCTACTGCGCCGGTGGTTACCCCTTTATTCCAACGGTAGCGGCCCGGGGCCTTGATAACCAGCCCGGTGCATTCCGCCGACAGCGTGATAGGCTCGCCAGTCGTGCCGTCGATATGATCCTGCCATGTCGTGTCAGTGGCGCCCTGCTCCTGTAGCGTCACGGAATCTGCGCCTGAATGCCCGAAAATGTGGAATTTGCGCGGCCCGGTTCTGACCTCAAATTCGTAAACCCACGCACCCGTCGTGCCGGCCTGAACAATCGTGCTCATGCGACAATCCTCTCAACAATCGATTCAGAGACGCCAGAAGCCACGCCGCCGCGATCGGCACCGGTAACGGGGGGCTCGCCGCTGTAGCGCAACCTGGCGCGCAATCCGCTGATCCTGAAGCGCCCAGGCTCAGCTCTGAGCACGCGATCGCGCGACAGATCGACATCGCTCCCACCCATTCTAATATCGCCCGCGTCTGCTCGCAGTCTACGAATAACGCGCAAGGCGACACCAGCGCCAGAGAACACAAAAGCGCCGGAATCAGCGCCAAGCGTGGTCGTAGTGTTGGCAACCAGATTGAGCGCCATGCCATTGATGCGGTAGTCGCCCGGCTCAACGCGGAGGCGACGCGCGGCCAGTGGCTCAACCTCAGCGCCAGTGAAGCCAAGCGCGCCGGCATCAACATTGATGCGCCTCGACGCACGCAGCGACACCGTGCCGCCGCTGAATCGCAGCTCGCCGGCATCTACGTCTAGCATCTGGTCGCCGGTCACAGAGAATGTGATCTCGCCGCCGACAAACCGGAAATCCCCCGCATCAGCGCCTATTTGACGCGACGCGCCGAAATTCAGCGCGCCCCCAGCGAAGCGAAAAACGCCCGTATCGGCGCCGAGTCGATAGCCAATCGAGAAGCCAACCGCCGCGCCCTGAAATCGGAACTCAGCCGCATCAATGGCAACGCGGCGATCGACCTCTAGCGACACGGCGCCGCCGCCGAAACGGAACTGCCCTGCATCCGCTTGAACAACGCGGCGCAGTGGCAATCCGACTGCGCCCCCGCTGAATCTGTATTCGCCGGCGTCTACTGACAGCCGGCGAGTGACATTCAGGGCGGCATCTGCCCCGGAGAATTGCAGGCCCCCGGCATCAGCAAAAATGCGGCGCTGAGCGCTGAGTCTGACTGCCGCACCTGAGAAGCGGAATTCGCCGGCATCTGCCCCCAGGAATATGTCGTCATTTGCCGCCGGCTGCAGCACCACGCCGAGCTGCGCCCAATACCCGAAGTCTGGATGGGTCCATCCCATCGCGACAGAGCCGGCAGCACTGGCCTCTCTCGTGGAGATGCCGCCGTTGTCGAAAAAGCTGCCATTGCCATACAGCTCGTTGACGCGCGCAATCTGCCCGGATTCTGTCGGCGACTGCGACGACGCCATGTTATAGACAACATCGAGCGCCCACTGCCCCGCTGCTGTTGCCGTCACCGAGAGCGACGGATCAGACCCGTAATCTCCGTCTGAATCCGCGTAGACCGGCGACCCCACATACGGCGCATTGAGATTGACGCCGAACAACGACACCGCGCCACAACCGCCGCGAGCAATGTTGCCGGCCCATGTCACCGTTACGTTATTAGTGCCGACAGGCGGATTGCGCAGCTCCCACAACTGGACCGTCAGATAGCCGATATCTGAGTCTGTCGGCGCATGGCTGGCGACCAGTGAGAGCGGTGTCGAGCCATAAACGACCGACGTTGCGGCGCCACGCCCGACTGTCATGCTCGTATCGCGGACCATGATGCTTACGAGCAATATGCGGTTATTGCCGCTGCCGACAGTGTGCGACCATGTGCGAGAGGATTGCCCCGACAGCTCAGCGCTCGCGCTCGCAGCGTCGAATGTGATTTCACCTGCTGGCATGATCAGCCACCACCAGATAATCGGCCGCGGTGACGTTGTTGGCGGAAGTCGAGATTACAGCGGTGCCGCCGTTAAAATTGATGATCGTGCGAGCGGTGATTGGCATCTCAGCATCAGCCGATTGACCGTGCGCCCATTGCTCTAGCCAGTGCGCCGATCTGGTTGTCGAGCTCCATCATGCGCGGCATGTGTGCCTTGATTTGCGCTGATAGTGCGCGCTGCTCTTCGATCATCGGGTGCATCTGCCGTTGGAGCTCGTCATAGCGCTCACGCAGAGGGCCTACGATCGCCTCGAGTTCAGCTTTTTGCTCGCGCAAGTGGTCGAAAAGCTCTTTGGTCTCGGGGAATTTCGATTCGGTTGTCATTGCTGCCATCCTCCGGTGAGGTACGCCTGTCCGCTCGTCGGATCGATCACGAACGACTCGCCGTTTTGTAGCGTGATGCTGCTGCCGTAATCCCAATACTGGATTAACGGATCAGCTGGCGATGTCGGCGTATCGTTGTACATGACGACATATCGAAACGGGCCTATCGTGCCGCCGCTGGCGGTAATGGTTACGTCAGCGGCCTCAAGCGTGTAGTTACCGCCTGTCTGCGATGAACTGCTGACAGAAAGCGTGGGGCCGCCAGCGCTGTAGCCATTGCCGGCGCTGATCTCGGTCAGATCGCCGGCAACGGCATTAGTTTGGGCCGGAGCGGTGTTAGTTAGCAAAATTCTCAGAGTATGAGAACCGAGATTGTGCACCCCCTCGAAGACGTGCTCAGCGAACGGGAAAAACGGAACGGATGCGGCCATTTTGCTATCTCCTGCAGAAAATCAGCCGGATTATTGGGAAGCGGCAATACCAACGCCGCTCGGTGGCTGGGGGCGGCAGGCACTCGCTACCGGGACGACGCTCGCCGTGTTCGACGGATTGCTCTCAAAATCACCAATCGATGCCGTGACGTGATAGGTGCGCGCGGTGCAGCTAGGCACCGTGTATCGCGTCTCAGCACCGCTGAGAGTAGCCAGCCGATCAGCGCCGCTGTAGACCGTGATTGCGGTCAGCTCACCGGCAGCGATCGGCTCGCCGTTGGCCTTGGTGGTCGGCAACGTCCAGATCAGCTCCGCAGCGCCGGCAGACGCCGCGACCGCCATCATCATCAATCCCACCAGCATGTTTCGCATTTCGTAGCGCCTCATCAGTTCGTTTGCGTTTCAGCTCATCGATCTCAGCAGCCATGCCGCCGAGAACTCTCCGTGTCGCGGCGTGCGACCTGTCCGTTTTCCGGCTCATTGCCCGCTGTTTTTTCTCGCAGCAATCGCGCTATCGAGTTCGGTTAGCGCCTGATTTGCTCCCGCGGCCAGCTGCTCGATCTCTGCGTCAGTGATATCGCGGCCCTCGGCGCGAGCGCGGCTGAGCAGTGCGCCGAGCTGCTGAAATTCGATCCCCGCCATCTGCGCGACGTAGAGCGCGTCAATGGCGAGGCGGATAATCTGTGCGGTTTGTGCAGCGCTCATCGCGGCTCAGCTCCCATCAGCAAAATACTCTCGACGACTGTCAGCAATGCGGCGGCTCGGTGCAGATTTGAATCTGCCGACTGGCCGGCTGCGATCAGTTGTCGCGCGGCCTCCAGTGCGGCGAGCGATTGCGACAGTGCGTCGCGCGCCTGCTCAGCCTGATCGACAGTGATCGATCCGCTGACGGTGGCAGCGGTGACCGATCTCGCCAGCGCAGTGTGAGCGGTGTAGCCAAGGGCCAGCGCCTCGCGCGCGGTTTGTGGTTGCGCGCCGTGCGTGCTGCAGCCCGGCAGCGCGCCAACAGACGCGGCGAGCAGCAACACGCCAGCCAACGCGCAGCACAGCGATGGCCTGACATACCCGCCCTCATTGCGTTTCATGGCGGCCTGAATCTCGTCCTCGGCCAGCGTCTTTTGCCCGCGAAACATCACGATCGCCATGTTGATCACGGTGCCGATAGCGCCGAGACCTGCAACAATTTGCGCCTGCGTTTCAGGGTCGACAGAAATCCCGAACATGCCGAGCGCCAGAACGACGATCCCGACGATGTTTGCGATGATGATTTTTGATTGTGTGGTCATTTACGATCTCCAGCGCGATGGCGTTGCGCGCGTGTCGATGTGCACGAATGTCGAGTAACGGCCAATGCCGTAGCGGTCTGGGAATGTCTGTTCGAGATAATTGGCAACGGCCGTTGGAGACATGCCGCGCACGGTGATGTCCGCAGCGCGACCGATCAAATGCTGCGATTTCGGGGAGCCGCCGATTTTCGCGTTGTATTTCGCGCAGCGGCAGGCGGAATTGATCGTTACCGGGAGTCCATAGAACTGGCGAACCGCCTCAAGCGCCTCCAACAGCTGAACATCAACTGTATCGAAGCCGCAGCCGCATTTGCATGCGAACTCGCTGCGGGAGAAATGCGCTGACAGATCGCCCATTACAGGTCACTCCGCCGCAATGATTCAAACCCCTGGCGCGCCGCGATGCGTCGAATCTGGTGCCGGTGATAAATCCCGTAGAGCGCCGATATGACGGTGACGCCGGCCGTCAACAGCATAGCCAGCACCGTGAGCCCGGACTGATTGGCGCTGAGCCAGTTTAACGCCGCAGCGATCCCGGTGGCGACAGCGCCGCCGTAGGTTCCGGCATTGGTGATCTGGTCAATGCGTGCAGTCATTTGGTCAACCGGGATATCTGTCAGGCCTGGCATCACAGCCCCTTATCGAAATTTCGATGCCTTTTTGGCGCCGTTATCGCTTTTGGTGCACTTAGCTAACAAGTCTCGTGGCATTGGCAAATTTTGTCAACTGGGCGTCAACAGATTGGCGCTGACCGGCTGCGCTGGCCGCAGCTTAGCGGGCTGCCCGACAGATAGTGTTGGAACCCGATGAGCCGCAGGGTGACTACTAGACTACTAAATAATCCGACGAACGGTCATTCCCCCCTTGCAATAGCACGCATTGCGTGTATACTGTACCCATGCAATCGAGATTGATTGCAACCGCCCCGGCGGGACCGGGATTCCTGATAGGAGCAACATCATGGCCAAATTCACCACCATCGCTGATGCCATAAACCATGTGGCAGAGGTGACCAACCTCACCACGGAAGGAGCAGTCTGGGTATATGAGAACAGTGACTGCCCCAGATGGGATGAAGAAAAATTCGAAAAGTACGACTTCCTGGCGGACCCAAAAGTGGCCGCCATCCCAGCCGAATATGTTCTCTGAAAAAAAAAATTTCAGCCCGGTCTACACCCCTGACCGGGTTCGCGCTGCGCGGGCTGCTGCTGGGCACACGCAGTCCGAGGCAGCCGCGTTGATCTACCGCACGCGGCGCGCGTGGCAGGATTGGGAATCAGGCGCCCGGAATGTAGACCCGGCCGCGTTTGAGCTGTACCTGATCAAAACAGGGCAGCTAGTCGTAGTTTGATCCTCCGCGGGCCGGGGCGATGGGCGTGACGCGGACGATGATCTCGCCGGTTAGGTGCTCTGATCGCCAGATTCGTAGGTCGTCTATCTGGCTGTCATCGGCCCAGATGCCGGCATGGGTCAGGGCATCGAGGACGGCCTTAGTCAGGTTATCCAGGTCGCGTTTTCGGCGGTCTGGCGCCCTGAACTCGATGGACACGGCAAGGCGGCCATGTTCCACGGCCGTTCCACGGGGCCTAGAACGCACGATCTCCCCAACGGCAGTACGGTACCTGCGCCCCCGCTCAGAAATCAGCGTGCGGCCCGCCATAGGGCCTTTGGTGACATGCCGGTAATACGTATTCACGGTGGGCGGGATTGGCAGCACCAGCTCAATTGGCTCAGCCATGGCGCCAGTCCTGATACTCGCCCGCATCGGCATCGGGGTCATCATCACGATCAGCGCCCATGAAAAACGCGATCGTGACGGCGCCGAGCGAGACGCCGGCCAGAAACGCGCCTGTTGCGATTGCCCACATGCCGGCATGTGAAATCATGGTTGATATGTCCGTTTGAGGCTGGCCATGGCGCTGGCGATATCGGCCTCGATCTTGGCGCGGCGATCCAGCCATTCGCGCACGGCAGACTCCTCGAATCGGTAGGCGTGGCCTTGCGCAAAAGCGGTCGGCCCCTTGCCTCTCGCCACCAGCGCCCGGAACTCGGCGATAGTCATGCCGGCCATTCTAGCAGCCGCGGTGAGCGACAGTTTGCCGCTTGTGCGCTTTGCCGCATGCGCAGCTGCGCTTCTGCGCTTCTGCGCTTCGGTCACCACAACGAATTTCGGCGGATCGGTGACGCCGGAGACACCGGCGGCGATCTGCTGAATCACGCCGCCGCGTCGCAAGAATTCATCGACATCGCGAGCGATTTCATCGGAGCTCGCGCGCTTTTGGATCTCCGACGATTGCGTGAATCGGAGGCTGATCATTTCGTCGCGAGTCATAGACATGATTTTCTCCTGGTCATGATGCCTGCTCCCATCGCTCGATAAACCGGGTCTCCGGCAGCCTCACGCCACGCTCAGCGCAGAATGCTTGAATCAGGGTTATCAGGTCAGCCATCTCAGCCACGGTCATTTTGCTGGTACGGCGGCCGAGCAACACAACGCCGCCATCGATGCCCTGTGCGACTCGCATCTCTTTCGTCAGAGAGGCGGTAAAAATGTCCTTCCACGACTCCGGGTCCAGCTTGGTTTCGCGCCCGTCGACTACCCACATGACTTGGCGTGACACGTCAGAAAGCAGCGCCCAAAGCATCGCATTCTGCTCAAGCGAACGCCTCGACTTGACGGGCCGTAATACAACTTCAACCGCGGCACCGCTCGCCATCTCTGTGGCGCACTGGTAAGCCAGTCGCATGATATCTCGAACCCTGTCGGCTGATCGGATCACGAAGGTTTTGCTCATCCGTTCGCCCTCCGCATGCGGCTGTGCTGGGCATGGCTTTCACACGCATGGCGCGCTTCGATTCCATGCCATCCACTCCTGACAATCCGAGCAGATCTTTGCATCCTCCAATGCACACAAAACACGGCTATATCTCCCGGTAGTTGTACGACGCGGGGACGCAGGTTTTATAGGTCGCCGTCGCTTTATGGTAGTCGAGTTCTGCCATTCCGATTTTTCCAACATGACGAAACCTGACTTTCTGCACGTGAATTTCGACAGGCTTGGGAGGCTCGCCTTCGGCGGTGAAATGGCGATAAACCGCGATGCAGTTATCGGCCTTATTGCGCCAATGCGCCGAGCCGGAAATATCGTAAGGCGTGGGGCATGGATATTTCCCGCTCGCGTCCTTCTGGAGTTTTGCTGGGTGCGCGACTACCCAAACATGGACGTTATGACCGCGTGCAAACCGGCGAATTTTGGTAAGCGATTGCGATATATATTCGGTCTCGCTGAGCCCTTGCGGCCGCGCGTGGTCAATCTCGTTCCACGGATCGATGACAAGGCCATTGATGCCGACACGGCGAACAAGCGCCTTCGCTTTGCTGAGCAAAGCGTCGAGACTCCAATCGTCATCAGCATCCGGCAAAATCCACCAGAAATGCTCTTGCAGAAAATCCATCGCTATTTCGAGCTCTGTTTGGCTCATGCGTGGAGTTGGGCCATCGAAGAACGGAGCGCCCACGAATTTTTCGCACATGCGCGAAACGTGGTCCTCGGTCGGCTGGTTTTCTGGCGAGAACATCGCGAATCGCCAGCCATATTCCCTAGCGATGTTGACAAGCAGTGCATCTAGCCAATTCGATTTCCCGCTGTTCGGTATGCCTGTGACGATGGTCATTTCGCCGGGGCGGACGCTGTAGAATTTGTCCAGGTCTTCCCACCCAGTCATAACGCCACGCTGCACACCTGCATCGCGCAGAGTGAGAACACCAGATCGCATTTCGTTGACGCTGTGAACACCAGCAATCGGCAATGGCTGCGCGGCCTCAATGCACTGGCGAAGATTCTCAGTGCCGAATTTCTGCAAAACCTCGTTGGCGTCTTTGCATCCAAACGGCGGCACCACTCGCAAGCAGTTCTCCGCGCCAAGTCGGCGAATCAATTCCTCTTCGAGCTTGCGCCCTGGCTCGTCCATGTCAACAAACAAAACATGCTTCTTGCCGTCGAGAATGGACCGCGCCTGCTCAATGAAATCGAATTTACTGGAATAGTTTTTCGCGTTAGCTGCTGGCGCACCGTCAGGGACAGAAACGCAATTCGTGAACCCGGCCTCCTCGACAGAGAGCTTGTCGATTTCTCCCTCTACCCAAATAACCGTTTGAGCGGTCGCAATGTCGTCCATGCCGAACAGCACGCGCTCAGCACCGGCCTCCATGCGAAAATTCTTCTGCGCGTCTCGCCATTTCACGTTAACTAATTCGCCGCCCCGGAAATACGGGAAAGCGATGGCCGAAACGTAATCTTCGACCTGCGGCATGTAGACTTCCCCGTAATGGATCTTGTTGCGAATCAGAACCCGCTCGCTGATACCGCGACCAGCAAACCACAGACTAACCTTCGACGGCAGCGCCGATTGCTCGATGGCATCAGGCTTGCGGTACTCCGGTTTTTGCCAGTGAAGTTCGCGCTTCTGCGTGCCCTGCTTGAGCGTCCCAGACCATCCGCAGTGGTGGCAAAACCAAACCCCCTTGTCGACATCCACCGCGAGGCATTTGACGGATTTTTTGCGCCTCTGGTGCGAGCACTCAGGGCATAGCGCCCGAACGTTACCGCTGGCATTGCCCGGGACATCAATTCGAAATTCAGCGAAGGTTTTCAAAACACCACCCCCCGCCGCTCAGAGTTCAGCGGTACATGCGGCCCCTTCGGAGCGAACAACCCTTGCCAGTCGTTCCGGATCGCTTCGTCGACCATGCGCTGTTGCGTGAAGTGATCAAACGCACCCAGCAGCGCCAGAGATTTTTTCGCCGAGACCTCGGAGATTTTCTTGCGCCTCGATTTCCGGTACTCGACCCACTCGGCCCAGGCGTTACGGTTGATCGTGGGCGGAAGTTCGATTTGCGCCGCATCGAACGAATCCCCCTTGGGGGGGGGATTTAGGGGGGGGGTTATATCTTCTCTTCTCTTCTCTTCTCTATGCGTTACTGTAACGTTATCCGTAACGTTACTAGTAACGTTACTTTTTTCGGCATTGACAGCCCTGTTTTTCTCACGAAACCGGCGCTGTCTCTCGGCGTTTTTCTGCCTTGATTTTTCCTCCGGATCGACATTGTTTTTGGCAAAAAATCCAGGAAATTCAATGCCATCGTCATGCTGTATAACCCAGCCTGCCTTTTCCATTGCCGAACCAAACCCAGGAATGTCCGCGATGTCATCAAGAACGGACACTGTAACGCCAAAGCAAAACAAATCGCTCTCGATGCGCTTTCCTTGGTGGCGCATAACGCCCCACACAGACACAAGCGCACCAACCGTAACGTTACGCATAACGTTACGTGTAACGGTCATGTCACGATGACAAATCTGATTAACGTGACGCGCGAGCTCGCCGTCAACCGACATGAGCGCATCGGCAATAACCGAGACCTTCGGGTCTCGATATAAATCGGTGCGCATTTTTATCCAATCGCCAGCCATTACCGAACCCTCGAATTCGCCCGATACAGGTCGAGCACCGCCCTGTCGATCATTTCCCGCCGCGCCGCCTCCTCTCGACACTTGGCGCACTTGACGTGGCCAGCAGCCACCTCATGCGGGAGGATGATTCCATTGAGGCAGCTAGGGCAGTCTTTGGGGGATCTCATGCCGAAAGCCTCCTAGCCACAGATAACCAGTGCTGATATGAGCGGGCATGTACTGCGGCTCGCTCTTTGTTTCCGACCGACCGGCAAAACTCCATGCAATGCAGAGCGGCCGCGGCTTTGAATCTGGCAAGCGCTGCCGTCATGTCCGCACCAGCACAGCCCGCTTGAGGCCGGCAGCGTTAACAATCTCGACCTGCTCTACCCTGCCCTGCGGTAACGCCTCACAGCGGGCGCAATGGGCCTTTTGTGCGCGTATGCGCTGAGGGTTAAGGGGCTGATCGCACTTGATGCAGTCGAGTATTGGTATTGCGTTGTAGGCGTTCATGCGGCGCCATCCATTTGTGATTTGGCAGAAGCCCTCAGGCACTTGGCAGCCTGATTGCGGTTTATCGGGACTTCCGGCGTACAGATATAGACGATAGACCACTCTCCGCGCTCATCCGGCTGGATCGTGCCGTTATCCAGCAGCCAGCGGAATGCCAGCCCATCAGCGACAAGAGATATCTCGTCAGATGGCCGACCAGAACGTTTCATACGATCAATGATGCTCATGGCACCCCCCCCATGCAGATTTGCCGAATATTAGGCATTTCCGGTCGTTATGAATAATAGATTTTCCCTATTAGCGGAGATTTTCGATTAAAAAAAACAATTTCCATACTCGCCAGCGAATAACCATCATGCAACCTCCCTAACTCGCATAGGGGCTAACCTTAATCGGGATTAGCGGGAAAACGGCGGCCCATCCGTGGCGAGGGGGCACTAACTTGAGGATATGACGTGTTTTATACCGAATTCATCGAACGAAAGCTGGCTGCAATACCGCCATCAGGTATCGAGCCTCCATTCTGTATGCCGGAATCTCTTTTCCCGATGCAGCGAGATCTGGTTCAGTGGGCGCTGCGCCGTGGTCGGGCTGCGATATTTGCCGACACCGGTCTAGGTAAGAGCCGCATGCAAATTGCATGGGCCGATGAAATCGTGCGGCGCACTGGTGGTGATGTGATTATCATGGCGCCGCTCGCGGTTGCAGCGCAGACAGTTGCAGAAGGTGATGCTATTGGCGTGCACATAACACATTGTCGCGAAGCTGATGACGTTACAAGAGGAATAAACATTACGAACTATGACCGCATCCATAAGTTCGATCTATCGCAATTCATCGGCGTTGTGCTTGATGAATCAAGCTGCATCAAGCATCACACAGCGAAGATGTTCGATACGCTGGTGTCGGCATTTTCGACAACCCCTTACAGGTTATGCGCAACAGCCACGCCAGCCCCGAACGACTGGACGGAGCTAGGAACTCACGCAGAGTTTTTAGGGGTATGCACCAGATCTGAAATGCTAGCAGAGTTTTTTGTTCACGATGGCGGAGAAACACAAACATGGCGGCTAAAAGGACATGCAAGGCATGAATTCTGGCGATGGGTTAGCCAGTGGGGAGCAATGGTGCGCAAGCCTTCTGATCTTGGATATGACGACACGGCATATAATCTTCCGCCGCTCAATGTCATAGACCATTTTGTTGACACGAATGATGCCGACATAAAACAGGAAGGCATGTTGTTCGCACTCGAAGCATCAACGCTTAGCGAGCGCAGAGAGGCAAAAAAAGCCAGCCTCAATTATCGCGTTGCAGAAATGGCCAAGATCATCAACGCCAGTACAGAGACATGGGTTATCTGGTGCGAATACAACGCCGAAGCTGACGCAATTCGCGCAGCTATTCCTGAGTGCGTTGAAATTCGCGGGACAGATGATGCAGAACTTAAAGAGCTTCGGCTTGCAGAATTTGCGGCCGGGAATATAAGAGTCCTCCTAACAAAGCCATCTATTACTGGCTGGGGTCTGAATTGGCAGCATTGTTTTAATACGGCCTTCGTTGGTCCGACCGATAGCTTTGAGGCTTACTATCAGGCGGTTAGGCGATTCTGGAGATTCGGACAAAAGAAAGAGGTAAACGTGCATCGTTTTTGCAGCATACTTGAGCGATCAATTTTGGCGAACTGCGACCGAAAACAAGCGGAAGCCATAAAGATGGGCGAGCAACTAGCAAAAGAAACAGCATCCGCTGTTCGGCAACAGATTCATGGCACAACCAGGCAGCACAACGAATACAGCGCAAAAGCCAGTGTTAAGGTCCCAGCATGGCTAAGGAGTGAAACCGAATGAATTGCATCACACAAATTGACCGACCTGAGTTCACGCTGTTTAACGGCGACTGTGTCGAGGTAATAGCTGGTCTGCCAGACAATAGTATTGATTACTCGATTTTTTCGCCGCCGTTCAGTTCGCTATATACATATAGCAACAGCCCGAGAGATATGGGTAACAGTAGAACGGATGCGGAATTTTTCGAGCACTTCGGCTATCTGGTAAAAGAACTAGCTCGCGTCATAAAGCCTGGGCATAACGTCAGCTTCCATTGTATGCAGTTGCCTACCAGCAAGGAGAGGGACGGCTATATAGGGCTAAAAGACTTCCGCGGTGATCTGATCCGGGCATTCCAAAAACATGGATTTATTTATGCCAGCGAGGTGGTCATATGGAAAGATCCAGTCACCGCAATGCAGCGGACAAAAGCATTAGGTCTATTGCATAAAACCATCCGCAGCAACGCCACAATGAGCCGGCAAGGGATTCCCGATTATCTGGTGACTATGCGTGCGCCTGGCGAAGTCATTGATAAGGTGGCGCACGATGATCTGCCTGTTGATGAATGGCAGAAGCTCGCCTCGCCAGTCTGGATGGACATTAACCCTAATGACACGCTGCAATTCAGATCTGCCCGCGAGCATGATGATGAGCGTCACATTTGCCCGTTGCAGCTTGATGTAATCAGGCGCGGGATTCGACTGTGGACAAAAAAGGGCGATGTTGTCCTGACGCCATTTCTGGGGATCGGGAGCGAGGCGTTTTGTGCTGTTGAAATGGGAAGGAAAGCTATCGGGATTGAGCTGAAAAAGAGCTATTTTGATCAGGCAGTAAAGAACCTTGATTCGCTCAGCGCTCAGGATGATCTTTTCGGCACATAGAAACCTATCGACTACATTCGTGCAATAGAAAAGTTCAATTGGAATGCATGTTCAAAGCGATTTAATCTGAACCCATCAAGCCACTAGCGCCAAGGAGGAAGCAATGGACAACTGGAAACTCGAAAAAGCCGCTCTGCAGATAGCAGAGCGGTTGTTTGAAGCCGGCCTGTCCGATCTGGACGAAGCGCCGGAGAGCTACCGGGCAGCAGCGCAGAAAGCCTACATGGATGCGCTCGGCAATGATTTCGAAATCACGTTCAATGTGGGCGAGTGGGTATTCGGCCGGGACAACGGCCAGAGCGCGCAGCAGTTTATTGATGCGCTGATCTACGCCGAAGCGCAGCGCGACCTTGATCCGCTGATTGAGTCGGCGATGAGAAGGATCAAGCGGCAGGCGAGGATTGATGCAGCGGTTGATCAGGCGATTGATGAAATGAAATTGCGGAGGCAGGCATGAGCGCACGCATCCCCTCCCCCTTGAAAACGGCCGCTCTCTTGGCGGCAATCCTGATCGCCTACGGCATCGTCGGTAGCGACGACTACGCCGAGGCACTGGCAAGCAGCGATGACAAGAGCCATTACGCGCCAGCCTACAACGCCGGGAATGTCTCTCTGCCGGCGCCGGCAGCTGCCATCTCGGAGCCAGCCGAAGCCATCGCAGCCGCGCGCCGCCGTGCCGACTACTGGGTACAGGTAGGGCGCGAGATCGATGCCATCCCAGCCGGCGCGGTCGGGAAATCGCATGAGGTTTTGGCGCCTGAAGACGAGGGCGTTGTGCTGCGCGAGTTCGCACCCGCACCCATCCCGACGTTCCCGGCTGACGAGTTCGTCGACCCCTACGACATGCAGGAAGTCGAGCGGCTCGCCCTGGTCGACCCCACGCAGTACGTGTTCGTGGCGGATCCCCTCGTGCTGGGCGGTGCCTGGCGCCCCGGTCGGCCCGTTGCTCCGAGTGATGCGGTTGCGGTCAGTGAGCCGAGCAGCCTCTGGATACTGCTGCCGGGCATCGCCGCGCTGCTCATGCTGGGGAGGGGCCGTCGGTGAACGCGATATCTCTCAAAACGCTGCCACAGGAGCACGTCCGCGAGTGGCGCCAGTTCTGGGCGCGCGATGCGCGCCGTGCTGCCGGCCCGGGCTTCTACTTTGAGGTCTACGACGACAACACAGTCATCCGCGACAGCCTCGGCAATTTCCTCGACCGCATCGATATCAACGCCGCTCGATACAGCGTGATCGAGCGGCTCGTACAGCTTCGCGCCCAGCGCAACCACCCGTAGTCCCACAGGAGGGATTCGCATGCTCGTACTTTCTCGTCGCCTGCAAGAAACGCTTGTCATCAACGGCAACATCAAGGTCACCGTGCTCGGGATCAACGGCAGCCAGGTGCGGATCGGTATCGAGGCGCCGAAAGATGTCCGCGTCGACCGGCAAGAGATCCACGAACGCATTCAGGCGGAGAAGGGCCATGTCGCGGGCCGCTAATCCGATGCCGGGCGGCAATATCAAATCGGTCGAGGCCGAATAGGAGGGTGTGATGAGTATTCAGCAGCGCGCGGCAGAGAAATCAGAGTCAATGATTCGCTTTGAGGTGCGCATGTTGTGGAGGGAAGAGGGAAGGCTTGATGGATACAAGCAATATCCGCTCGGCAGTTCTGAGCGATCAATAGCAATCGATGAAGCGCAGAAAATTGCTTTCGAGCATGAGATGAGCGCGTAAACAAAGAGGAAACGAAAATGGCACTAATAGCAAAAGACAGCGGCGGCGGTAACTTCGAGTTAACCCCAGCAGGCAACCATATCGGCGTCTGCTACATGGTCTGCGATTTGGGTGATCAGGAGACTACGTTTAACGGCGAGACAAAGACACAGCGGAAGGTTCGCATTTCATGGGAGCTGCCCGGAGAACTAATGAGTGATGGCCGGCCGTTCTCTGTTTCAAAGAATTACACGCTCTCCCTAAGCGAAAAAGCGAATCTGCGAAAAGACCTTGAGTCTTGGCGCGGACGTGCATTCACCGACGAAGAGCTGGCAGGGTTCGACCTGTTCAATGTTCTCGGAAAAGCCTGCATGGTTAATGTTATCCATGAATCTGCAAACAATAAAACCTATGCGGTGGTAGCCTCCGTCGCATCGCTCCCGAAGGGCATGCCGGCACCGAAGCCGATCAACGCGCTTGTTGCATTCTCGCTGGAGGATGAAAACGCACGAGATATTTTCGTGAAGCTGCCTGACTGGCTGCAACAGAAAATCAACACGCGCGGGCTGTTCCAGAGCGGGCAGCAAGTGTCAGCGCAGCCAACCCCGCCAGCCAGTGCGTATGCGGATGATGCTGATTTCGACGACATCCCTTTTTAGGGCGGGGCGATCATGAACGTATTTTTGGACATTGAAACCGTGCCGGCTGCTGACAAGCAGCCGTTCATCGATGCGGCGCGCGCTGACTTCAAAGCGCCATCAGTGCTGACCAAAGAGCAGGCCGGGAGTGATCTCGGCCTGTCAGCGGAAGAAACGAAGTTCATCAGCAAGGGGGATCTTATCGCTCGATGGGAGCGAGAGATGGCCGAGAAGAAAGCGCCGGAAGTTGCCGAAGAGGCATGGCGAAAAACGGCGCTGAACGGCACCATCGGTCGGATTATCAGCATTGCGTGGAAGTCGGATATTGGCGAGGCGGTTCACTGTGCCGATCCGGTCAACGAGGCGAAAAACTTGGCCGCCTTCTTTGAATCGCTCGAAAGCCATCTGAAAAAAGAGGCGCACGGCCGGCCGCCCTACTTCATCGGCCACAACATCACATTTGACCTGAAATTCATTTATCGCCGCGCGGTTATTCTTGGGATAAGGCCGCCATTCGATCTTCCGTTTCGAGGAAGGCACGACAAAGACTATTTCTGCACGATGGAGGGCTGGTGCGAATACGGCGAACGGATCTCTCTTGCCAATCTCTGCGATGCTCTCGGTATCGAGATGAAAAACGATATGGACGGATCAATGGTCTGTGATGCGTGGCTTGCTGGCGAGTACGAAACGATCGCGGCCTACAACATGGATGACGTAAGGCTGACTGAGCAGGTTTTTAACAGGATGAATTTTGTTGGCTCAAAAGCCGCCTAACGTTTATCGCGCCGACGCCATCTGCGGTTGATGACGATGCGCTAAAGTTATGGCCATGGGGAATCCATGATCCTGATTGCCACCTACGACAGCGACAAACAGCAAGACGGCGAGCCGCACTGGCATAACCCAATGCCAAGAGGGCGGCAGTACTGGTTTTTGCGCATGCTTGGTTATGGCAGCGAAGGCTCTAAATCAGAGCGGCAATTGAGGCCTAAGCATCCGTGCACTTATCAAGAACTGCGCGAAGCGCTGATTGCTGCGATGATAGACGAAATCCGCGAGGAAGTTGGCGGCGTCGTGCGCTTTCAATTCTGGGTCTACAAAGCGAGGTGAATATGGAAATCATTGAAGAAGAAATCGAAGCTGCAGCGCGCATGAAGTCGCTCGCTAACGAGCCTGGTGAACGTCGCGAGTTCGGCTATATCCAGCTGCGCGGCGCATTTCATGTTGGACAAACGCGATACATTGAGTCGGTATACGGCATGAAGCCGCTGGCTCGCTATCGCAATAAGAACGGCACGCGCCAACAATCAGCGAAAGCGCTGATGTGAACAAGGAAAGAAAATGAAAGTCGTA